CAAACTACCAGTAAGACGATCATTATATCTTTGTAACATATAATTGATAAAATCCTTTATCAAATTACGAATTTCTAAACAAGCCCAACTTTCTATACGCAAAGCAAAAGCTCGTAACAATGTCCAACGAGGGTCAACATTACCAGAACACAAATATAACGAAGATAAAACTTTATTAATATCTGGAATCGGTAAATACATACCATTATAATTGACCACATGCTGACTAAGAAATTCTATATCACTATAAATTACCGGTTCTTCTTCTCCAGTAACTTCAATTCCCAAAGTCATAAGAACTCGTTTGATGTTCGGAGCATTAAACCAAGAAAGTACAGAATCACTAGCAGTAAAAGCACTATCATCACCATTAATAACAGGCTCAACATTCTCATAAAATTTAGATTCACCATAATTCTTTGAAATAGAATCTATTAAATCATCTTGCTCACTAACAATTGAGGATGAATTAAAATCACGAATATTACGCAATTTCTGAGAATGCTTACTAATATCTTCTTTAAAAGTTTCTTTAACTAATACTATCCAACAATAAAATAACAAAGCTAACATTGCAAATGTGTTATCTACGATAGTATTTGAAAAACCAGAAGGATTGCCAGTTTCTTTACAAATTACTTCTCCTTTCTCTAACACCATAAATGACCAAATGGCCATAAGGTATAAAGTATTATATATGCGCCTGAAATATTCAGTTCGAAAACGAAGTGCTAAAAAATTCCAACGCATTTTAGCAATAGAAAGAAGTATACGTCTAAAAAGACTACGATCAAATTTTTTTCCATCTAAAGAGAAACCTAATCTAAAACGCCCCAACGAACGTACAAGTTATTAAAACCACCTTTGTACTTACTACGACCAACAAATGAGAAAACTTTTTCCTGAGCTCCAGCGCGATAAAAGCGCATATTCATGTCCAAACAAAAACGATTCATTGACACTACATGCTCAAAAGGACTAACAACAAAAGTTCGGATTTCAGCAACTTCCTGATCCAATTTCTTTTTCTTTCTCATCTCATACTTCTGGGATACCATCCACAGACTAACTATACAATCTTTAACACTGTGTAACATGTGAAAAAAATTGTCTAACAT